TTTCAACTCGAAGCAGCGGTCGATCGTGGAGGAAACAAGCGCATCAAGGTCGATGGACAGGTCGTCGCGAAGCAGGCCGAGTTGTTCGGCCAACTCTCGCTCGTCCAGTTCCATCCAGATGACGCGGGCCTCCCAACGCTGGAGCAGACCGGTGAAAGACTGGGCGCGCTCAACCACTTAGCGGTGGTCTTCGAAGGTCGAATCCCGCTATGATCGCACGGTCAGTTACACAGAATCTCGGACAGTCCCTGCGTACCCCCTCCCCGTCCATGGTCCATGCATGCTGTGTGCGCATCCAATGACACAGGGCGGATGCACGTGCGGCACCTATTCAACAGGTCCATGCCCTCAAGGCGTTCAAGAATCGTGCCAGGCGCGCGCACACGGGCCGATGAAACCAGGTTGACCCGCCACCTACTACACTCTCCATGCCCCTCACCAAGAGTGTAGTAGCCCAGTCGCACACCTTAAATGACCCTCCTGCAACGACATCCACGCAACCTACTACATACTACACCCTTTTCTCTAATTAAGAGTAAAAGAGTGTAGTAGCTGTGTGTTCCTGGTTCCACGGTTCTTGCGCAACTTGACCGAAAAGAGTGTAGTTGTAGTACAATGCAATTAACCCTATACTGTATATACACTTAAGTGGCGTTACAGACCTACTACACTCTCGGCCAGAACTGGAGAGTGTAGTAGCAAGGAGCCTAAATGCCCGCCAAGGCCGAGATCCGGTATCGAATGACCAAGGTGCTGCCTTACTGCACGAAGTGCGGCAATAGCACTGCCCTGGTGAGGTCAGAACCCCCTCTCTACATTGTCGTGTGTGGGACTTGCCCACACACGGTTCAGGCAGCGACCCGAGTCGGCGCTATTCGGCTTTGGATGACCCCTGAGCAGCGCGGTGATGGATGGAACCGCCTGTACCGATTCGAGTGCTGTGGGCAGCTTGCCGAAATGCGCTGCAATGGGCCGGATCCCAGACGCTTCCTCAGTAACCAGCAGGTGATCATCCAGTGTCGAGTATGCCGGCGAGCCGAGATGGCAACACATCTGAGCGCAGTCTCCTCCTTTTCGATACTGAGCGAAAAGGGCGCTTCCTCCTGAACATTCGCTGCACCGGACAGATTCAAATGTCCGCGAGGGAATGTGGCGTCTCTCCAAGCACTGTGCGCCAGCATCTCCAGAAGGATCCCGCATTCCAGTTAGCGTTTAAGGAGGCGATGGACGACTTCAAGGAAGGGATCGAAGTCGAGATCTATCGACGTGCCGTGTTCGGATGGGAAGAAGAGGTATATCAGCAGGGCGAGTTCGCTGGCACGATGCGCAAGTTCGATAGCCGGCTACTGGAAATGCTTGCGAAGCGCCACATTCCCGAATTCAAGGAAAAGTTCGAGATCCAACATCACCTGCCCCCAGGCACGTTGGCTGTGCCAATGAAGCAGACCAAAGAGGAGTGGATGGCGAATGTCAGTGAAGCTGAGGTTATTGCGGAGCCCGCACAGGACGTACTTCAGGGTGACGGTCACAGCGAAGAACGGCCAAGGAGCGGCGAATGAGGTCGAGCGGTCACACAAAGAGCGTTCATACACCGCCCTTGCCGCTGCTGCCTGTGCCGAGTACCTAAACGAGAAGTATCATCACCAGCTCGATCCAGACGAGCATGCGGTCGTGACAGAGAAGTTGTATGACGAGATCATCGCGAGAGATCCCAGTGTGATCAACGACGACAGGCCGCTAGGAGGGCTGTGAACAACGCAGCGATCGAGTGGCGCATCACGGACAACGGCCTTGAGCCGTTCGTCGATGACATTGCGATGACCTGGGCCCCACAGCCAGGAAGCCAGGAGGCGTATCTGAGCTGCCCGATCTTCGAAGTCCTGAACCAAGGCCCGCGAGGAGGTGGGAAAACCGACCTCATGCTGATGGACTTCTATCAGGACGTGAACCAAGGATGGGGGCAAGAGTTGCGTGGTGTGATCTTTCGGCGATCATACCCAGAACTCCAAGATCTGATCGACAAGAGCCTGAAGTGGTTCACACAGCTATGTCCAGCGGCGAAGTACAATCGCAGTGAGCACTACTGGACCTTCCCGGCTGGCGAGAAGCTCTTCTTCCGTCACTTTGCCGAGCCTGCCGACTATTGGCGATTCCACGGTCATGCCTACACCTTCATCGGCTGGGAGGAGCTGTGTACGTGGCCTGATGATCAGTGCCTCAAGTCCATGATGTCTACGATGCGTTCGACCGCGCAGAACATCCCCATGAAGGTGCGTGCGACAGCGAATCCGTATGGCGTGGGCCATAACTGGGTAAAGATGCGGTACGAGCTGAGCGGCACGGGGGGTCTCATAGGCAAGCTGATCGAGGAGGGCACCGAGCGCATCTCGATCAAGAGCGAGCTGCATGAGAATCGTGTTCTGCTCCATGCCGATCCGACCTATATCGACAAGCTCCGCTCCAGCGCCAGGAACGAGGCGGAGTTGCGGGCCTGGGTGTTCGGCGACTGGGACATCATCGCTGGTGGCATGTTTGATGATGTGTGGCGCTCCGACATCCATGTGGTGCCGGACTTCCCGCTCACAGCAATCCCTAAGCAGTGGCGGGTCGACCGGAGCTACGATCATGGACAGAGTCGCCCATTCTCGGTAGGTTGGTGGGCCGAAAGCAATGGTGAGCCGTTCGAGCGCAATGGGCGCATGTACGGCAAGGTTCCGGGCGATCTGTACAGGGTCGCGGAGTGGTATGGCTGGACAGGCAAGCCCAACGAGGGCAAGCGAATGTTGTCACAAGACATCGCTCGCGGTATTGTGTCCAGAGAACGAACGTGGGGCATCTCTGGCCGAGTCCAAGTAGGTGTGGCTGATGGGTCCATCTTTGACGCCTATGAGCCCGGCAAGTCAGTCAGCGGTGAGATGCTCCGCGAAGGTCTTCGTTGGGAGCCAGCGGACAAGGGGCCAGGCTCCCGCAAGCAGGGTTGGGATCAGATTCGCACCCTGCTGCGAAATGCGGCTACTGACAGAGAGGAGCCTGGCCTTTTCGTCTTGGAGCGGTGTGAGCAGTTCCGCCGTACGGTGCCCGTTCTGCCTCGATCCGACAAGGATCCCGACGACGTAGACACACGCGCCGAAGACCATATCGGTGATGAGACTCGCTACCGCGTGAGGCGGCCTGATCGACGCATCTATTCTGGAGATTTCTGATGAAGGATCCCAAGAGCCCAGCAACGTCCTCTGACGCTTACGATCGCATGGTCGCGCGCTGGCTGAAGATTCAGACCGTGCTGAATGGAACTGAGGCGCTGCGTGAAGCGGGCCGTGACTATCTGCCGCAGCATGAGAACGAGAGCGACGAGGCGTATGGGGAGCGCAAGGAGGTCGCGACACTCCTGAATCTCAGCAAGCTCACGCTCGATAGCTGGGTTGGGCGCCCATTCAGCTCGCCCGTGATCTTGAACGCGCCAGACCCGATCCGCGTGTTGGAGGACGATATCGACCTGATCGGCAACGGCGTGCAGGTGTTTGCCCGCAACTGGATGCGGGAGGGACTGGCGAAAGGGCTGGCCCATGTCATGATCGAGATGCCACGCAGCGGCGTGGAGGATCGTACCTTGGCGGACGATCGTGAAGAGAACATGCGCCCATACTGGGTGCTGATCAAGCCGGAGCAGCTCTTCTTCGCCGATTCCACGGTGGTGAATGGTGAGGAGGTGCTGACCGAGGTGCGCATGGTCGAGCTGGTGAGTGTGCGTGATGGCTTCGCAATGATGCAGGTGAAGCAGATCCGCCAGCTCGAACTCTTTGACGGACGAGTGAACGTCACGCTCTGGCGCATGAATGAGAAGGAGTGGTCGGTGAGTGACGCTTTCGTTGTCGATATCGACCGCATCCCCCTCGTAACCTTCTACGCTGATCGTGCTGGCCTCATGGAGGGTACGCCTCCGCTGGAGGACGTGGTCGACCTCAACATCGCCCATTGGCAGTCGACCTCCGACCAGCGTGCATGCCTGACTGTCGCACGCTTCCCTATCCTCACTGTGACGGGCGGCATTGATGATCACCACAAGCTCACGATCGGCCCCAAGAAGTGGTTGTACGCGCCTGATCCCAACGCAACATTCGACTATCTGGAGCACACTGGTGTGTCGATCGAAGCGGGGCGCCTAGACCTCAAAGACCTCGAAGGACAGATGGCCGACTATGGCAGCGAGTTCCTGAAGAAGCGCCCAGGGCGAGAGACCGCCACTGCTCGCACTCTGGACAGCGCCGAGGCCACATCCTCCCTGCAAGATGTCACGATGCGATTCATGGATGCGATGCAGAGCGCACTGCGCATCACTGCGAAGTGGTTGGGGCTGCCTGATGGCGGAACGGTCGATATCTCGACCGACTTCACGCCAGGCGCCGCAGACGCTGCTGGCCTGACCGTACTGCTCGAAGTGCGCAAGCTGCGTGATGTCTCACGCCGTGCGGTCCTGAGCGCGCTCAAGTCGCAGGGCATCCTGGGTGATGAGTTCGATCCGGACGAAGACCAGCTCGCGCTCGAAGAGGAGGCGCTGCACATGGGCAACGAGCCGCTCGACAATGACAACGAGTAACGAAGCGATCTTCGACGCGGCGGTTCGTCATCAGGTGAACCTGCAACGCCTGTCCAAGGGGGAAGCGAACAAGATCCTTCGCATGCTAGAGAAGAGTGACAAGGAGCTGGTCGCGCTCATCATGAAGCGCGCTGAGGGCCTGTCGACGGATTTCACTACAGCACGTTGGCAGGCGATGCGCAAGGAGATCGCGCGCACACGCAGCGCTGTGATCCGATCGGTTGGTGGTGAGATCGGCGATACGATGCAGGACTTGGCTGTTCTGGAGCAGGACATCGCCAAGCTCGGCCTGCAAAGGTCTGTGCCGGTAGAGATCAACTTCGCAACGACAAGTCCCGCAACACTACGCTCGCTCGCCCAAGACAGCCCATTCGGTAGCGCCGATCAAGTTCGCACGCTCGATGAGTGGATGACGGATCTGGAGCAGGTCGATAGGGGCCGCATCACGTCGGCGCTACAGGCCGGTGTGCAGAACGGTGAAACTATTCCGCAGATCACGAGGCGTGTGCAGAACGCAGCAGAGTTGACGCAGCAGAATGCAGAGGCAATTGCACGAACGGGCGTCAACCACATCAGCAACGCTGCGCGTGAAGAGTTCTTCAAGGAGAACGATGATGTCATTCTGGCCCTGCGCTGGGTGTCCACGTTGGATGGGCGCACTTCTGCGATCTGCCGAGCCCGAGATGGACACTTTGCCCTCCCCGATGGTAGCAGTCGCACGAGTGTCCCCTCGCCAGCGATTCAGGGTAGTCCTGTTCGTCCACCTGCTCACCTTCGCTGCCGCTCTCTCATGATTGCTGTGCTTGATTCGGACGCAGTGGCTGATGGTCTCCCCGAGCGCCCCACTGTGCGAGATACACGGACTGGTCGGCAAAGGGAGCACGATTTCCGTAAGGACGCGCGGGCCAAGGCGGGCGACGACTGGAAGGGGATGAGTCGGGAGGAGCGTAACAAGGCGATCCGTGATGTCCGACGTGACTGGGCGAAGAAGCACGTAGGGCATGTGCCTGGAGAGACCACATACGATGAGTGGCTGCGTCGACAGGACAAGGCGTTCCAGAACGAGGTTCTTGGGACAGCTAAGGCGAAGAAGTTTCGTGAGGGCTTGGAGATGGACCAGTTCGTCGACCGGAGTGGCAATGAGCTGACTGTGGCCCAACTTAAGGAGAAGACACCTCCTGCGAGCAAGTTGAGCGCGGCAGATCGTGAGGTCACAACGGCCCGTGATGTGGATGCGAAGGCGAAGCGTGCGGAGCAGCGCGCAGCTACTGCACGCAAGCGTGAGGCCGATGCTCGTGCAGCAGCGGAGAAGCATGAGGCCGACGCAAAGCGGTTACGTGAAGAGCAGGCCGCACAGAAGAAGGAAGCGCGCGAGGCCGCTGCTGAACGCAAGGCTGAGCAGGAGCGCAAGGCCAGGGATGCGCGGGAGAAGAAGGCCGCCGAGACAAAGGCCAAGCGAGAGGATGCGCAGAAGCGCGCGAAGGCCAAGGAAGAGGCTCGAACGGAGAAGCGGCTCGCCGCTGAGAAGAAGCGGCTCGCCGAGGAGAAGGCGAAGAAGGCCGCTGAGAAGAAGCGGCTCGCCGAGGAGAAGGCTGCACAAAAGCGTCAGGACAAGCTCGACGCTGAGAAGAAGGCCGCAAAGGAGCGCGATTGAGTTGGAGGAGATCTGGCCCAGGACAGTTGGGCACAAAAGAAGCTGAAGGCCCTGAATAAGCAGGAGCTGCCGGCGGCAGATGAGGAGGCCGTGAGGCGTGCTGTGAGGCATGCTAGCGGTAAGTTCACGATCGTGAAGGAGTGATTCCAGTGGATTTCGATTTCAGTAAGCTCCCGTCCAGCATGGACGCGGTGCCCAAGGACTTCCAGGGGCTATATGTTCAAGGACCCGATGGGACGATCGCTCTGCGGTCGGACGATCCCGGCGTGATGGCGGCAGTGAATGCGATCAAGGGCCTGAATGGCGCCCTCGTCGCATCTCGTGCCGAGGCGCGCAACAACAGGGCCAACAAGGTCGACCTGAGTGCGCTCTCTGACTACGGTTCGACCGTGGAGGAGATCGCGGCCAACATCACGCAGAAGATCAACGATGCCGGCAAGAACAAGAACACAGCCGTGGAGCAGCAGGTGGCCCAGATCCGTGAGGAGATGGGGCAGAAGCATGCGCTCGACCTCGCGGGCAAGGACAAGGTCAATGAGGCGCTGCGCGGGCAGCTCTACAAGCACCTGGTAACGTCCGAGGCTGTGAAGGCTTTGAGCGATGCCGGAGCGGTCGATCCAGACCTTATCCTCCCCATGCTGTCGACCCTGGTCGGCGTGGTTGAGGAGAACGGTGGGTTCGATGTGCGCATCCTGGGCGCAGACGGCGATCCTCGCTACAGCACCGCTACGGGCAAGCCAATGAGCATTCCCGAGCTGGTTGCGGAGATGAAGGGGAACGAGAAGTTCGGTCCCCTGTTCAAGAGCGAGAAGAAGCCCGGTGGTGGCAAGGGGCCTGGTCCGAGCGCCCTTCACCAGCAGACGCCGGAACTGTCTTCGGTCGACAAGATCATGGCCGGACTCGACAAAAGGTAGCGGATGGGGGCGCAAGCCCCTATCTTCTCGACTACATAGGCCCTCCGAGCGGGATGCACGAGAGCCAGCACCAGCGTGATGCTGACCAGTTCGTGTAGACCCAATTCGGAGGTATGCCTAATGGCTTCCGTGACACTCATCGAGTCCGCCAAGCTATCGCAGGATCAGCTTGTGTCTGGCGTGATCGAAAACATCGTGACCGTGAATCGGTTCTTCGATGTCTTGAAGTTCGACGGCATTGATGGCAATGCCCTTCAGTACAACCGTGAGAACGTCCTTGGTGGCGTTGGTGTGGCCGCAGTCGGCGACACGATCGGCACGGACGACGCCAACCCCCTGACGGGCGGATCTGGCGAAGGTAAGAACGCTGCGACGTTCACCAGCGTGTTCAGTGGTCTGACCAGCATCCTCGGTGACGCTGAGGTCAATGGCCTGATCGAGAACACTCGTTCAGGCGCAGGCAACAACCAGGCCGCGATCCAGATCGCTTCCAAGGCGAAGAGCTGCGGCCGTCTGTATCAGCACATGTTGGTCAACGGCACGGGCGCGGCAGACCAGTTCGACGGGCTGATCAATCTCGTTTCTGCCAGCCAGACGGTCGCTGCGACCGCTGCGAACGGAGACGTGATTAGCTTCGAGAAGCTGGACCAGCTCATGTCGCTCGTAACGGCCAAGGATGGTCAGGTCGACTACTTCCAGATGAACGACCGCGAACTCCGCGCCTACCGCAGCTTGCTGCGTGGCCTGGGTGGAGCGGCCATCATGGAGGTCGTTACGCTGCCGAGCGGTACAGATGTGCCTGCCTACAGCGGCGTACCCATCTTCCGCAACGATTACATCCCGATCACCCAGACACAGGGCAGCTCGTCCATCGCCTCGCAGATCTTCGCCGGTACTCTCGACGATGGTTCGCGCAGCAATGGTCTCTCTGGTCTGACGGCCGCGAAGGCGTCCGGCGTTCAGGTGGTCGACGTTGGTGAGTCCGAGACGAAGGACGAGCACATCTGGCGTGTCAAGTGGTACGCCGGGCTCGCGCTCTTCTCCGATCTCGCCCTCGCCACAGCCACCGGGATCATCCCCGCGTAATCGACTGAGTGGGGGCCTTGGCCCCCACTCTTCAAAAGGAGATCCAAATGGCTATCATTCTGCTTCAGAACAACACCGCGAAGAACTGGAAGGCGAAGAACCTCGTGGTCTCGGCGAACAACGCCGCAGACGCGAGGACGTTCGCTGCCTCCCATTTCAACGGTGATTCCTCGTGGGCCGACGCTACGGCGACAACACTCGCAGGGGGAACTCTCGACGACCCGACCGCGATGACGGGCTATGTCTGGTCGATCACCATCGAAGGTGGAGCCGCTCAGACTGTCGATCCTGTGACTGTGAGCGTCATTGGCGTGACTGACCTCGATGCGACGGCTGCGCTCCTCGTGACCGCACTCAACGCGACGGCCGACATCGCGAACGCATCGTATGCGGCACCGAACCTGACACTCTCGTCCATCGCGGACGGGATTGGCGACGCGACCTTCCTTGTGACGGTCACTCCTCCGAGTGGGAACACGAAGACGGACCTCTCGGCCCTCTTCACTGGTGCCCATACAGAGGGAGGCATCGCTGGTGCTGCTCTCGTGCTCGCTCTCGTAGCGGACACAGAAGTGACCCCCGAGGTCCTCGTGGAGGTTTGACGTGCGTGTTCAGCTCACTGGCCCCAGAGAGGGGCAGACCGTTCGTCTGAACGGAACGGAGTTCGTGAATGGGGTAGGCATCATCGACGATGGTGCCTTCCTCTACTATTCTCGATGCTGGAAGGTGGTGCCGTATGGCCCAAGTCACGATGAGGCGGCTGACGCCGAATGGAGTGGGTCGGAAGTTCCGGGCACTGCTGACGTTCAGTCGGAAGAACACGGCACTGGCGAAGCACCCACAGACGCCAGCGACGGAGCAACTAGCAGCACGTCCGGGTCCGAGGGGAGTATTTCCTTCGGGGACGGACACAGCGACGCCGGGCTTCGTGGGTCCATCGGGGAAGACCCGCTTGGGCAGGCGCTGACCCAGCTCGACCCAGACGATGACTCGCAATGGAAGGCCGACGGCTCTCCGCGAGTCGACGCGCTCGCCAAGATCACTGGTGGCATGGTCACCAAGGAGATGGCGGACGCGAGGTTCAGTGGAGGCGAACGTGAAGCTACAAGACAAGGCCAGTAAGCTGGTCTCACAGGGAGCGATGGACCGACAGGGTCCATCAATGAAGAATCTCCAGCCGACCAGGGTGTCGGTCGGGGAACAGCGTCGCTCCACAACGGGCGGCATCAAGGGGCCGACTGCGAAGTCGTAACCTGAACCAA